GCAAGGGTTTTGGGTGGTTTAAGCACTGGCGCTTTTGAGGTGGCATCAGATGGTGCGGGCGGACTTGCGCAAGCAACTCAGGGTCTTACGGTTACCCAAGGGTTTACAACTGATACTGCAGTCGCAACGTCATGGATACAACTTCCCGTCTACACTATTGCAGGATTAGCAGGCATTGCATCCCCACAAAGAGGGATGATGGTTTATTGTAGCGACACAGTTTCTAATGCGGCAGCAGCGTTCAATGCTATTCCAACCGGCGGAGGCGCAACGGCAGTAAATTGTCCGGTGGCTTATAATGGTGCGTCCTGGAGGTACTGCTAAATGCCAGAACCTTCACTTGAATGGGATACCGACTATAAACTGTCCCCCAGTCACGATCTTGCGCTTGTAGATGGCGACATCTATGCACGCCAGCGAATTTTGCGCCGTTTGTTCACGGTCGTCGGTGGATATGTATTCCACCAAGATTACGGCGCCGGCCTACCGCAAAAGATAGGTCGGCCGATGACAACGCAATTTCTAGAAAGCATTGTGCGTTCGCAAATTGCCTTGGAGTCTTCGGTAGCACCCAATCCCGCGCCGACGATTAGCGTGGTTCAGCAGCCTGGCGGCCTGTTTATCATCAGTATTGGTTACACTTCGGCTGGAAGTAGCCAGCAGCTCTCTCTTACGATCGCGGTCTGATGGTGTTGGGTTAAATGTTGGGGGATTTGAACCGCCCAAGCCTCCGCCGTGGTATCAGATCCGTTCCACTTTGTCGCTCTGGATCGAGCGCCGATTACCGCCCCTTATTGCTCATGATCTATTTCTAGAGAGCAAACCAAGTCTATCGGTCACGCCATTTAACCCAACTATTTTAAATTATCTGCTCATATCAAAGAAGTCAAGATTTGATGGCGATTCTACCGACAAAATCCTTTACCACGATCGTGACGAACATCGCGACGGGGATACAAGGCCGCGCGAACACTATTCTTGATTTTTCGATAGGTTCAAGCCTTAGGGCATTGGCTGAAGGCTTCAGCGGAATTTTGCTTTGGCTTCAGGCGCTAGCTCTCCAGATAGCTCAACTAACGCGTGCATCGACGTCGCAGGGTTCCGATCTAGACAGCTGGATGGCCGATTGGAATTTTTTGCGTCTTGGTGCACAGTCAGCTACTGGAACGGTTACGTTTTCGCGAAATACTGCCGGAACGAACGCGCCATTTATTCCGATCGGCGCGACGATTCAAAGCATTGATGGCACCGCAACATTCACAGTCACGGTCGATCTGGGCAATCCCAATTACGTAGGAACTCCCATAGCCGGTTACAACATGCCTGCGAACATCGCAAGCATTACTGTTCCCGTGCAATGCACTACAGTTGGCACGGCTGGAAACGTTGTTGCTGGGGCGCTAAGCCAGATCACGACGCCACTTGTTGGCATTGACACAGTTGTTAATGCCATAGCTTTCACTAACGGATTCGCATCTGAAACTGACGCCGCATACCGCAGCAGGTTCATTGGATTTATCGCCGCTCTGAGCAAGGGAACGGTTGCAGCGATTGAGTTTTCCGTCACAACTACGCAGCTTGGCGCGCAAGTGACTGTGCTTGAAAACGTTAACGCTGATCTTACCGCCAATCCAGGGTTCCTGACTGTCACTGTCGACGACGGGACCGGCGCACCAAATGCAACTTTTATAACCAATGCGGCTCTTGCTGTTGGAGCAACTCGCGCTGGTGGCGTAATGTGGGGCGTTTTCCCGCCCGTAATTATATACGCGAATATCGGTATTATTCTTACATCCGTAGCCGGATATGATCATGGTTTTGTCGTTAGCGTCGTCAGTACGGCAGTGTTGGATTACGTTAACACATTGCCACTCGGGCAGCCGCTTTATTACAATCGCCTTGCGCAAGTGATCTTCGACGCAACACCTGGTGTGCTGAACATATCGCCACTTTCGATTAACGGCAACACTATCGATCTCGTCGGAACTCTTCGCAATGTGGTCAAGATTGGCACACTAACGGTCGTGTGAAATAAATGGCTGCACCGGATTCATTTTGGGAAAACCGGCGGCGCCCATATCAGGCTCTTGTTTGGTCCACGGAAGTCTGGCCGCCATTTCCGGCCTCAGCTCTTGTGCCCGGGCCATTGGTTGCGCCACCTGCGCCGCCGATTGCAACTGGCAATTCAAACGATATGGTCAGCCGCTTAACGCGGTTGCTCCCTACCGGGTGGTGGAACGACGGTTCATTCAACGTTCTAGACGCATCATTTATAACCGCAATCAAAGGCGGACTCGGTGACGGACTTGCATGGATCTATTCCCTATTTCAATACGTCAAGAATCAAACTCGCCTAACGACGTCGTCGGACTTCTTCCTCGATCTTTCAGCCTATGATTTCTTTGGTCTTCGCATTAAGCGCAAGCCAAGTCAGACAGATTCCTCGTTAATCGCGACCATTCAGAAGGAAATTTTCCGCGAGAAGGTCACCCGCCATGGCGTTGAGCAGGCTGTCGAGGACCTAACGCAAACCGAAGTAACCATTTTCGAGCCAATGAATCCGCAAGATAGCGGAGGATGGGGCGTTCTATTTGCATTTGACGCCGGTGGCGCATGGGGTGCCGATTTACCGTACACCATGTTTATCACGGCAGTCGAGCCAATTGGTGCCGGCATTCCGAGCCTTGCTGGTTTTGATTCTTATTCTGGCGGTTGGGGCGTACCGCAAGGTGTTACTTCTGCGATGTTAGGGGTAGCATTTAGCAAAGGATTCTCGAACGGGTTTGGGTACCTATACGGATTATTTGGAACCGGTGGCGCGTTTGCTCTTGCGGATTTATCGCAAATTCAGGGAACAGTCACCAATCAAGATATTTACGACACGATCGAGGCCACACGCGCAGCCGGTGTGACGTGCTGGGTATATATTGCGCCCCCGCCTATTAAGGCCGGGACACTCGATTTTGATTTCTTTCTCGATTTAAGTCTTTTGGGATAACAAATGATCTGGCAACAGGGACAGCTTTTAAAGTCGGCTGATCTTAACTCCGCCTTTGCGCAATCTTTTCCTGCGTCAGCTGTCTCGGCTTATAGTGCAACCGTACTTGCTCAGATTGATAATGCACACTGGTTGAGCCTCCTGGGTATTCCTAATCTAACAACCCTGGGGGCGCCGAACGGAATCGCGACACTTGACGGTGCTGCTCATCTAACTTCTACGCAAGTCCCACCTATTCTCCCCGGTAATTTTTCCGTCAAGGGACCCAAGCCGTGGATTGATGTAGTAGGTTATGGAGCGGTTGGAAACGGTATTGCTGATGATACTGGAGCGATTAATAGTGCAATATCAGCCCTTCCTGCAACTGGAGGAATTATCTATTTCCCGCCTGGTATATATCTCGTCAGTGGCACAATTCCAATCGTCCAAAGTAGCGTCCGTCTTATGGGCGCCGGAATTGGCGTAAGTGTTATACAACAAAGCTCGACGACATTAGATACGATAAGCTTCGGTAATGGCTCAACTCTATTCAGCTATCTCTCTGTTTCCGATCTCTCCATTTGGTCGTCGGTAGTCAACACGGCCGGGGCCGCAATCAAACTCAATGACGTGTCGATTGTTGCTCTTTCTCGAGTTGAGATAGAGGGCACATTTATCGGCGTGAATATGCTTGCATCAACCAATGTTGTTTTGGATAGCGTCACAGTCAAAAATCCGGAAGTGACGACGGGCACTGGCATAGTCATAAACGGCGGCAATAATCATTTCCTTGATAAGGTGCTCGTTTACTCGACCTCGACCCAACCTCTCTATGGGCTTCAGCTTCTAGCTACAGATTCATGCTGGGTGGACAACAGCCATTTTCTTTCGACAGGATATGGCATCATTGTAAATCCGGCAACTACTACCGTTCAAAGACTTACGGTGAATAACACCGCTGTGGCAAGTTGTACGAATGACGGCATCTATCTCAACCCCGCAGCCGGCGGAACTGTTCAAGGAGTTAGGTTTAGCGCCTTGCGCTCATCACTGAACAGTGGCAACGGTGTGAATTTCGGTACTACCGGTACGATTACGAGTGCGCAACTCCACGGATGTCAGATTCTCGACAATGCGCTTTCCGGTATAAATTTGCAAGCCACTGCCAGCACCTATTCTCTTTTTGATGGTTGTTATATCGGCGGAAACTCAACATCGGCATCTGGCACACTCTCGGGAATTAAGGTTGCGGCCAACGTAAACAGCTTCGATATTCGGACGTGCAGGATTGGTAAGTCGCCAACTTCGGCCGCGACCCAAAAATATGGAATCGAGATAGCTGCTGGAACCTCAAACAATTACGCAATTATCGGTAACGATCTTAACGACAATGTTACTGCTAGTATGATTGATGGCGGTTCCGGCACAACCAAGCAGTTCCTCGGGAATTTCCCAGCCACCGCGGAAACCAAATCCGTTATAGGAGGTACGCTGCAATTAAGCCACTACGGGGCCGGCACACTGCTAACTGATGCGTCAGGCAATGTCACGGCAGGAGCCTCGGTGGCGGCGGCCTTCGTTGATTCCGGAAATACGAGCCCAGCTGGAACGACTAGCGCGTCGGCCTTCGTAATGATGGGAATTGGCAGCACCGCATCCATAACCCCATCGGTTACCGGTAGAATTTTAGTAGTCGCTACAGGTGGAGTTTTTTCTCCAACTGCCGCTTGTCAGGGACAGGGTGCCTTTCTCATGCTTAGGCGCGGAACTGGAACGGCGCCAGTTAATGGAGCTGCTGTAACTGGAACGCAAATAAGTACTACAGAGCAATGCACATATGATGGCCAGAATTTTGTCAATTCATTTGCGACTCATGCCATAGTTACTGGCTTAAGTGTGGGTGTCGCTATTTGGTTAGATATTGCTCTTGAATCTAATTCAGCTTCCTTCACTGCCCAAGTTGTCAATGTGAAGATTACAGCGATCGAATTCTAATCAATTTTCTAAAATTAATCAACAAGCCCGGCTATCGCGCCGGGTTTTTTATTGAGGTTTTTTAATGGATAGGACTACTGTCTACCCGACCGAGCAACCTACAGCTACCACTTGGTTGGGGGCCGAGAAAGCGAAGATGATAGCGCAGGGCTATCTCGCGCAGGGTATCCTCGGAACAAGCACCGTAGTAGATGGCCTAAGCTGTATTCCAACAATTCCAGCATCCCTCGCGGTGACGATCAATCCTGGTTCAATATATCAGCTTGAGCCGGTAGATAGCACCTCCTGGAGTTCACTTCCACTTGATACTGTTCATCAGATAATCAAACAAGGCATTAGCCTTGATGCTGTCAATCTCACGCTAATCCCGCCCGGGACATCAGGACAGGCGATCAATTATTTGATCGAAGCGGCGTTCTCAGAACAAGATACCGGCACTCAGGTGCTGCCTTATTTCAATTCTGCAAATCCGCTTATTCCATTTAGTGGCCCCGCTGGCTCCGGCGTATCCCAGCCTACTTTGAGGCAAGGTCTCATAAGCCTAGTCGCAAAAGCTGGTGTCGCGGCAACCGCAGGAACCCAAGTTACACCAGCTCCCGATGTTGGCTATGTCGGGATGTGGGTTGTTACCGTCGCCAATGGTGCGACACAGCTGACGAGTGCACAGATATCGCAATATGCGGCGGCGCCATTCATTCTCGTAAAATTGCCGCAGCTTCCCTACTGGGTTCAGCAAGGTACATATTGGCAGTGCATCGATGCTGGAGCAGGTAACGGGATAGTCGTTTCGCCTATCCCCGTTCCTTCTACGCAGCCTGCTAATTTGTTCGTCAGAAGGATAAACTTTACCAATACCGGCGCTATGGTCATTACGATCGTAGGTTCGGCCGGTCTTTTAGGTCCTTATTCCGTAATTCATGCATCAGGAGCAGCAATTGCCAGCGGCGACGTTCCTGGCAATTTTATGATGCACCTGAATTGGGATGGCACCTCTTATCGACTGATGAACTCAAAGATTGCTACGGCAGTCGGGTCTCTATCGGCAAGTTCTGGAGAAGGCATCAACGTAACTGGAGGTGCCGTCGTCAATTGGTATTTGCCAGGTTTGGTTGATCAGCCGATCATCGCCAATACAGATCTGTTTGGTTTTTACAGCGCAGCTGATACTCATCACCGCGTTGAGACATGGGCGCAACTCCTTGCCAATATCCGAAATGGTTTAACTCTTTCCCTCCTTAATGTTCAGTTCCTCACACCGTTCACAGTTGGATATTCAGGAACATATGTTCCAACCACTGGCACGCGTTCAGCTATCGTGTTGGCGACGGGTGGCGGCGGATCTGCGGGATGCGCTGGCCCAGTAAATAATGCTGCT